CAAGGTCAACGTGGCACTCGAAATCCTGGCTGACATGGCTGACCGCCGCCCACCCGGACAAGAGTGGACGGCTGAGGTCGGGGAGTTGCGTGATCTGGCTGATGGCATCCTGGCAGCGGAATCCATCCTCCCCCGCCTTGACTACCCCACGCTACAGATCGCCTACACGACTGTTGGTCACCTTACGCATCCGCAGTGATGCGAACGACATCAGTACCATCAGCAAACAGGTGGGCTCTTTTGGTTTGGGCGACAACGATACCAGCACCCGCAGATGTTTTGAAGGTGGTAGTGAACGCCCCAGTGTTGTTGCAATAGACGATACCTTCCCAGTCATTGGGCACGATCACGGCCCTGTTCCCTGTCAGGGCTCCTGTGGTTGTCAGGTACCGGCACGCAGCCTGGGCTGCGGTCAGGGTCACGTCAGCGGCTGTTACCACGACACTGGCCTTGCTAGTCACGTGGTTAGGCGTCACCCACGCACGATAGTCTGTGTAACTGGTCACAGTTATGGCACTTGTGCTGAGTTGGTACAGTGGGATAGAGCCAGGAGTGAAACCAGTAGTGTTCTTTGAGACTACGCCTGCACGAGTGGCTTCTATGTAGTTTGTGGTGCTGGCTGATAAAGCTATACCAGCCGGGTTTGCGATTACAGTCAGTACCCCATCTATCACCATAGGACCACCATAGCAATACCATGTGAGGCCCGTACTATTCTCCCTGCGGGCAAACAGCATGGCCGGGCTAGCGCTGTTGAACAGTCCATTGGCAGTGATTTCTTTAGAAGCCTGAGATTGAATAATCAAATCTAGGTTTGATGTTATAGATGCCATTATGTTTCCTTAACCGTGTGGAAAATCTGCAGTAGGCGTTACCAATGGGGAGCGGGCTGTGCCTACAGTAACCCTGATTGGACCAATATTGCCCTTAAAATCCCATGATGGATTCCTAGAGGCAACCTGAGCGCCTATAGCAAAAGTTAAAGTGGTGTAATTAAGGTTGGCTGCATAAGGAGTGCCTATCCCGTCCTCAAGTAAGGGTTGACCCAGTCTAGCGCTGTAGAAGTGAACGTTGCCAAGCTCCCTAGTAACCGCAGCATAAGTCCACTCACCTGTGCACAGGTTTTTAGACCCTGTCTTTACAGAGCCACCTGTGTAGAACCACAGGAACCCTGAAGAATCTAACAGTATCTGCCACCCTGCTTGGCCTCCTGTGTAGAAGTCAAGGAGTACTCCGTGCTTCTGGCTAGTCTTGAATATTATCTCTACACAGAAGTCCCCTGCCCCTAGTCTGTATCTATCCTTACCTGGAGTCATAATATAGTCACCCACACCATCAAACTGAGCAGATGACCCAAGAGTAAAAGGCCCTGTTGAGGTTGTAGTCTTGACCTCCCCAGAACTAGACATAAGCGCACCCCTAACATCCCTGAACCTCTTGTTACCTTCAGCGCCTGTGTTAGAGGTAAGGAACACAACCTCGTTAAAGTTAGGGTCTGCGAGGTTTGCACCATTAAAACTAGACCCTGGGTATATTGCCGGAGCGCCCCTACCAACAACTGATGAGACCTGGTACACCTTGAAGAATACAGCCGTTTTGACAGTTCCTTGATCTATTATCTGGTCGCCAGACGTGTAGGTACATTCAGCAGATGGCACTCTAATCGTGCGGTGAACTGTAGTAAAACTAGCGTCAGAGTAAATCTCAACATCATAAGACTCCTCATACTCGCCTAAGTCAGCGTCGACATTATCTCTCCAGGCCCAGTCTGTGCGGCTTCTGCGAATCCAGTAAAAGTACCAGTTATTTGTGCTTAAATCACGAAAAGTTTTCACGTAGACGGGTGACAAGCACTCCAGGTTTACGGCTTGGTAGGTAAAATCATAGTCCTTGTAGACGTCCAGGGAGTTGATGTCATCCCCACTCCTGTATGTTCTAGGGAGGCCTATCAACTGATTACTTATACCTACAAGGCTGAGGTGATTCTCATCAAGCAGTATCAGGTAATCGCCTATACTGTGTTCGCCCATTGCCCATTCGGTCCCAAACTTCCCACGGATCATGTCAGTACATGTATAGCGACCAGGTCCGGTTAGAGTGCACAACTGTATACTTATTATCTCCCACCTGCCGTCTGCGCCATAAGCAAAGAGATTAGCCCCGTTTAACACAGCCAGGTCAGTAACGCTGGTAAGGCTGCTACCACCGACCATCCTAACGTTAAGTACACTGGCCTTATCCCAAACACCAGTATCCACTGCGGTGATTGCATTTGTTGCAGTCGCTACAACACCTCCGGGAGGACTGAAACCCTGCACAAGGTCCCAACTAACTCCATCATCCTCTGTACGGTATATCTCCCCGCCACCAAATGTGTCGCTTGGGGCATACATAGTCCACAGGAAAGACGGGCGGTCCATCTGCCTGTCCATATAGGGTACATCCATCAAGACATACCCAGGCTCTAGGGCGTATTCTATAATGATGGGGCCACTGACTACTGGGTCAGCGCCCACTGCATTAGGTGAGTAAACAGCAGCTGAATTGTACTTGGCCTTACACACAACAACACCGTCAGTTGTGTTGTCCACTGCGGTCAGCCTGAGTTGAATGTTACCCTCCAGAGATTGAAGAGTTACTACATCAGCGGGCTCTAGTTGATTATATGTAGGAGGTAGGCTGAAAGAAACGTCGTACCTCTCAAGCCAGTATAGATATAGTAATAGCTCTGCTAAGTTAGCAGCCTCACTCCCAGTAAGTACTACGGGTATGTCAATAACACGAAGATTTACTGAGTTACCATCGTTACGCTCTGCATATTGTTCACCTACATCATACTCCCTGTTGAAGTCTAGGTACTTTAATGTAACGTTATTTGGCAACTGCGCGTCTGACTCCCTAGACGTAGTCAAACTCACACCTCTCTCAGACGATGCGCTTCTAGCGTCTAAATCGCCCATCGGTATGTCTACTACAGAGCCTGAATTGCGAGGCTTAAACTGAACCTTGTAACCGTGCTGTACAATATCAAATGGCCAGACAGACTGTAACGGTTCCACTGCTGATCTGATTGCACCTATTGACCCAACGCGGTAACCCCTTACCTGCTGAGTTAGGGCAGTTACATCTATGTCTGTATCCGCTAAGATGCTAGAGTTTCTACACTCTACAGAAACTATATGGCTCAAACTTACTGGTGTGGCTGCTATCTTATATGGCTGTATCGTAGCTGCTACCCCACCAGAACCTCTTACACCAACAAAGACATCACCGCCCCAGACTAAGGAATTCCAGGTATTTACTGGCCCGCCTGGGAATTGTTTTATTTCCCATGTTACACCGTCTGGGGATAGGCAATAGGTTGAATAGGACGTAGCACAGAATAGTGATCCATCAGATGCAACCTGAGAACCAAAACCAGCGAAATTCACAGCATTGTACGTCCAGGCGTAACCATCATCAGATGTGTACGTGCCAGCAAAATTTGTTGAAGTTATGCAAAATCTACCATTATTAACACCTATAGACTTCCAATTGTTACCATTAGTAGCTACATATCTAGTCCATGTACCAGTTGTCCCAGTCTTTGAGGTCAAAAACCTTGTGCCTTGTGCCACTGTTACAAAAACTGAACCATTCCATGCCAAGCCTTTGTAAGCTACACTCCCTAGCCCCATAGCCTCCTCTGGGGCTCTCTCTGATGTCCACGCAAACCCGTCTGGAGACTTAAAGAATGGTCCACTATCAGTTGCAACTAAAAACACAGAACCGTTGTAACAAGCGTCAGTGCAGTAGTAGTTCCCTGGCATTGAGACCTCTACCCATGTAACCCCATCATCCTCAGATACACATACGGACCCGAATGAGAATGCCAAAATAATGTTTGGATTGGATACGATGCACTGCCAGGATGCCGATTTAGGCATGAGGTACTCAGTCCACGTTACACCATCTGGTGATGTGGCGCATATATTTGTATTATTTGCTAGTGTGCAGTATACCCTACTGTTGTACGTAACACACGTCCACTGCCTGCTTCCTATAGCCTGCTGTGTAGCCTCATAGACATGCTCCGAGCCCGCAGCTACAATCTCTACCTTTATCTGTGCAGCAGCCAGAGAGTTGCCGTACTTAGCTAGTGGCAGGTCATAGAAAACTATGTAGGCTAGGCCTCGGTACGCTGATGCGTTTACGCCTAAATTAGCGCTAATCCGTGGGTCAACTAGCTGCGTATCAGAGCCTCTATACAATTCAAAGCCTACAGCAGCAGCATTTGAGGCAGCGATAGTGCCAGGGTCTGTTGACCCCGCGTCATACCAAAGGTCAGGGCCTATCCATATCCTCTTAACCCCGGTGATGGGCTCTCCGAGAGCCCTTGTATCTACTAACCCTACAGCAAAAGTAGCTGAGTACAGGTATGTTTTAGTTGTTGTCTGTGAGCCGCCACCTTTACCGCCCGACTTCTTCTTAGACACTGTCTCTTTTAACTTATTGTTCTCTAGCCAAAACACATTCCCAGACACAGTTATCGTGCCATAGGCTCTAGGTACAGTAGCCCCATAGGTACTGGTCTGTATTGTCAGGTCTTCTAGCCTAGGACCGTTAATAGTTGGCCCTTTTGGTGGGTCAAGGGCACCCCCAAGCATCATACCAAGCTGAGCGCCAAGCATGGGGTAGCCGACAAATGTCCCGACTACAGTCCCTACTACACCACCTACTATTTGGCCAGTGCTACTCATACTGTGACCTCATTAAATCTGTAAGCGTGCACTACTCTATTCCACCACTTTGTGTTCATGGTATGCCTCACGCATTTGCCTACAGCCTCATAGGCGTGAATAACCTCATCGTGACCCATTATTGCCAGATGTTGGGGCTCCCCAAGGAACCGCATAAGCATCATGTCACCGGGCCTTACTTCGGCCTTGGTAATACGTGAAACAAACGGTTGGTAGTCAAGGGCAGACTCAAGCTGACCATTCAAGGGAGTCCTGCCGTAGCCCACCACATCGGCTGGCTCAAGTCCCAATCTCTTACAGACATGGATTGCCACGCCAACACAATCAAGGCCGGCCCCAACCACCCGCCCCTGGTGCATGAAGGGGGTATCAATGCACTCCAAAGCGGCAGTGATGATGTCGTCTGGCGTCATGTTAGTTAGCCCCTCTCTGGGCATAAACGGAGCCAGTTGGTATGTACTCGAAACCGCCAAAGTTCACCATATTTGAGTAGGTAGTGAACCCGTCCCACCTATTTTTACAGTCTATTGACCTCTTCAGACATCCACGAATTATTCTATACTGGTTACCTATAACAGGCATGTAGTAAAACGCTTCATGTGTCTCTATAATGCCAGGGACAGTGAAGCTCTTTATCTCCAGCGGTTTAAGGCCAGCGTTTGGACCAGTTAAGAACTCTATTGTCCCAGCCTGGAACACACCAGATGTCTCAGGCCTAGTACCATCACTGAATACTCTTGCTGACGATACACCAGTTAATGTCCCCATCTCAGTCTGGAGTGCAAGATTTACACCACACCCTGCATACTCTGTTCCCCCGAACTTTTTTGGGCACTGTACTGAGTATGTAGCGCCCACTGTTTGATTTAGAGCATCTATCATGGAGGTCCCATTGATGACATACTTATCATCTAGTAGGGTAGTTTTACCAAACACTCCAGCAGTTATAGGCTCCTGATCTTCAACGGGTGCTACCCAAGATGTTGCAAAGCAGTAGCACCTAGCCCCATCAAACACACCACTGGATACAGTTGCACGGGTGATACCAGCCAACCCCACTATCCCCTCTATGTCTATGTTGGAGGGGGTAAATCCAGCGGTGGAACTGTTACCCGTAAACTGATAACCAGACGTAGATAGGTACGTGTGCCCACTCATGGTCAAGTCTGTGACGTGGTCCGTAAGGTAGACAGGTGTCCCAGTTTTTGGCACTATCCTCATACATAGGGCTCTATACCTATAATCGGCGACTATTGCTTTCATGGGTCAATCAACTCAATGATGTCAATCCCGCCACAATCCCTAACTCCTTCGGATATAGCAGCCACATCTATCCTGCTGTTAAAGCGGCAAGGCAGATCAAAGTAGCAACCGCCAGAGACTACCTCACCTACTTGGGGTGCCGTATTTACGGCTCCACCGCTTGTGTAATTGCTATAAGCTATGGTATCTAAATTTATTGTGACTAGCCCACCGATATCCGTGCTGACAACTGTCACACGCTTGTTGTTTATCTGTGTCATACCAACAACACCAGTTACGTAGATTGATCTTCCAGCAACAAGTGCATTCCCTGGTATAGTAAGTACAGCTTGAACTTCCTTGGTTATATTAGTGATAGCCCAAGTACCATTGGCTAGAAAAGTAACACGCCCGTTAGTGGTGTCAACCGTAAAGTTAGAGCTATCTAGCTGCACTGCACCAACAGCTACAACAGTACTCCCAGCCACAGGTTTATACACTTTCCTGTAAGGCAGTCCCAAGGTAATCGGTGTTCCCCCAGAGCCGTAGGCTGTGACTAACTGATACACCCCAGTAGAGATCAAAGGTAACTGCCAATCTCCTGCAGTTGGTACATTGACGCTGCCATTAGTACTGAAGTCATCCTCGCACCTAACCCTGAATCCAGCATACATACCGTACACTCTACTGTACATGGCCAGTACACCTTGAGCTATCGTGGACCGCCAGTTGGTAAAGTTAATTTGAAAACTACGGACAGGGAAAGGATGAATAAGCCTGCGATACTCCTTGCCAGATGCTGTGGTCACTATCTGCACAGCGAACTCGTCGTTGTAGGTTGCCCCCATCCTGACATTAACTGGTAGCCTACCCTCATGAAACTCAGCCATATCTGCGTGCTCCATTAAGTGCTGACAAGGCCTCTCGTGCACCTTGTCCAGCGGCCCTTCTCACATCCGGGGCGTTAGTACCATTGACGTTGACCGTGATGTTGACCACCTTCGACCCACCAAAGCCCTCAGCCTGCACGCCTAGCCGCCCATAGGAGTCACGCTTCAGGGGCATGACTGCCTCCGGCCCGGCCTCGGCGAAGATGCCACCCTTGGCGAAGCCATGAAGGTTCTGGAAGGCAAAGGTCTTCGGACTGGTCTGCACCGTGTTGGCGTAGGCGTGCAGGCTCACGGGGCCTGAGGAACAGGTG